TATAGTTCCATTTGCTATACTAGTTCCGTTTGCGATGGTATTCGTATAACTATAGGTTTTTTTACTCACACCACCCGCATTTATTATTATACCACCCGTTGCTTTAAAAGCAGCATTTGTGTTGGTAAATAACACCGTGTTTGAAGTCGTGTTTCCCAAATCTATAATATCACCTAAAGTTGAGACTGTTGAGACGTTCGATAACGTTCCACCATCACCATGAAATGAGGAACCTGTCACCCTTCCACCGACAATAATATTTGAGGTGGTTGTAAAAGCTGTGGTGTCATTTGTAAATTGGAGGGTGTTCGAGGTCGTGTTTCCGAAATCGGATACGGATTGTAGTGTTGTAGCTATACCAGTGAGTTCACTCCCATCACCCAAAAACTTTGTGGCTGTAACATTGCCTCCAACAACTATGTTACTTGTAGTGACTAGACCTGTGGTGACATTTGTAAGTTGGAGGGTGTTCGAGGTTGTGTTTCCGAAATCGGATACGGATTGTAGTGTTGTAGCTATACCGGTGAGTTCACTCCCATCACCATGTAGGTAGGTGGCTGTGACGTTACCAGTTGCTGTCAGGTCACCATACACTTTAACACGGAGGTCTTCGGAGGCGAGGGGCACGATGGTTGAACTACTCGCACTACTTTCAGTGTAAGCCATTACGAGTTCATCACTAGATTCTAAATATCCAACAGCTACATTTGACTCGGGTCTATTCATAAGAAGACCCAAATCTAGAACTGTGTCGGAGGAGGTATTATTCTTTCCAAGTTCGACGATAGCATCTGTGATGTTTAGGTTTTGTGTTGCAATTAAGGTTACATCACCTTTGAAATGAATGTCTCCACCTACAGTTAGATCTTCACTAATATAGGTGTTACCCAAAATATGCACGACATTTGAACCATCATCATCTATGTAAACATTTGAACCAACTGTCAGTGTATGACCTTGGGGGTTTGTGTTGGCTATCGAGCAGGTTGGTGCGATGTATACCACATTTGATGTTGGTGCTAGGAACTGTTTGTTTCCAGCATTTAAGACCATTGTATGTTCAGCCTGGTCTTTGATGTCCTGTGTTTTAACCTGACTACCTAAACGAACTTTGGTAGAACGTTCAATCGTTGGTAAATTTTTAACTCCACCCCTGAGACGGAGTACCAAGTGAAGTGTAGATTCTTTCTGAACGTTGTAATCGGCAAGTGTTCTACCATCTTCTAATTGTTTACCCGCAAAAATAAGACGTTGTTGATCAGGTGGGATTCCTTCTTTGTCTTGTATTTTCGATTTGATATTATCTATGGTGTCAACAGACTCGACTTCGAGTGTTATTGTTTTACCTGTAAGTGTCTTGACAAAAATTTGCATACTTACTATTATTATATGTTTGTATTTTAATTTGCATATAATAGACCAGCCATCCCATTTTCGATTCTCAAAATATTGTAGTTGACTGCATAAATTGGGTCATTGATTGGTAGGGTTTTACTCATAATTTTAAATGAACTTATTCTACTAAAGTTGAGAGTCCCCGTTGGTTGTAAAGAACTTGTTGATAAACAAAATGGATACAAGAAAAAATCGGGTGAAGTTACTGAGTGTGTATGATAGTAAGAACACGCATCTACATGATGAGGTTGACACCATTTATAATCACCTATATCGATTCCATTAACATTCATTTTAACTTTATTTGACCTGGAGGTCAGAGCTCCGTCATCATCCGTGTTTGAGCATGCGATATATTTAACGGGGTGACTAAATGTAACTTCTTGTACAAGGGCGTTCGATGCTTCATTTTTTTGAACTTGTGTAATGAGGAGATCATGTTTACGGGAGGCGATGTTACCACGCTCTTCATTGTCTAGGTAGTAATAGTTTGCAAAAAGTTCTATATTATAGGCACTCGCATTTGGACCCCAGTATATTCTGAGTTCAACGTTATGGTAATTTAGAGCGACTAGGGGTAACGCACATTTCGCACCTTCACAGAAAAAGAAACGGAGAGGGTAAAAATATGACGAGGCGCTTATACCCGGGTGTGTACCAATTGCACTCTTCGATACACAGGTGGCGAATGTATCGATTGCAATATTTTCGGTAAATGTGGAATCTTGGGTATCGACGACCGACCCACCAATGAGAAGTTCAACTTTATCGACTAAAGTTGACCATTCCTCAATTGTTTGACTTTGAGTCGTATCATCAGCGGTGAGGTAAACGTAACCCAGTAGATCACCAGTTTTTTCAAATTGAATACTAGACATTGAATTATTTTTCACTTCTCCGTGGATTGTTTGTTTCTCGACAGACTGTGAAAAATTAGCATGTCTTTTGAAGGTTGAATTAAAGAAAGAAATTTCGGGATCGCCCATGATATATTTATCCTGAGCCCCGATGGCAATCAATTGAACAACTCCAGCTGACATGGTATACTATAGTAAAGGGAGAAAATTACATATTAGGTTTCCTACACACAAAACGGAGGATTAAAAAGTTATTTTCGGCGGGGTTGGGTGGTGATATGAGAACACCATCTTCATTTCTAATGCTTACGGTTAAACGATCAATAGATCGAATTGGATCGATGTATTGGGTGGCAATTGGGTAGTTGTCTCTAAAACTAATGATACCAGTATCGTCTGTAGTTACTAAACTGGCAAAAGAATTACGGACTATACTTCCGTCTGAGAGTGGGGGTGGATTTTTCGATGCTCGATCAGAAAAGATAGAGTCTAACTCTTTGATGGACACGTAGCAATGTTCACTACCATTTGCGGGGGTTACTGTATTGATTCGGGCGGCTAAAAGTCTAGCCTGAACAACATTGCGAAGAGGTTGATTAAGATAACAGGTGAAAGAATTTGGTGTCTGTCCAACTGTATCAACCGTGATTGTGTGATATTCATAGTTAAGATCTGGAATTGTTCCCGTTGGGGAAGTGATCAAAGCCATTTATAGTAAGCTTAGATTAAAGATCCACCAATTCCATCCACGATCGTGTAGGAGGCGTGTTCACCAACAAGTTTTTGGGCACCACACAGTCCACCTGGGGTTAAACTTTTGGTGTATGGACTATCTTCTTTACCAGACCCAGGAACACATTCCATCCGATTTTCTAAATCGAAAATTGATTGATCATTGACAATTTCAATAACAATTGGTTTAGGTTGATAGGCGCTTGTTTTTTTCATGATATTGAGAATGACAATAACAAAAAATAAAATAACGATGGCGGTTAGGGCATTTCGATCAGTACGATTGAACTTGAACATTTATAATCAGGCAACATTATTTTATAAACTGCGTTAAAGGTAATTTTTTTAGTTTCTACATAAAGAGTAGATGGATGAAGAGATAGTAATCGATCGTGGTAACTCGACGGTGATGAAATTAGATGCAGACGAACAAGCTCTCATGGATGAGATTCAAATATCTGTTCCAAGATCCCAGCCTGTTCAAAGACCAGCAAGACCATCCGCTAGACCTACAAACGCTATCCCCCAAGAAACGATGGATGCATTTGTCAACCCCAACAAACAGACTGCACCAAGACAACCCACAGAGGAAGAGGAAATAGATTATGGTGAGGATTTCTATGACGATGAACCATCGATGGGTCCTGGTATTTCTCAGGAAGAACAACCTTCCAAGGGGTATACTTCAATTGACGAAGAGAAGTCTGACCTCCTTAACAAGCTTACGCGTTTAGAAAAGAAGGGATTTGCTGTCAATAAACGCCTAAATGCATATTCAAACATAGAAGAACTCCGGGCTGAGGTTAAGAGGATTACCTACAGTATCGATGTGGAGCAATCTATTCGTTTTTCTCGGAGAATGTTAGTTGCATGTGTGACTGGACTTGAGTTTCTTAATAAGAGGTACAACCCCTTTGAGATTCAATTAGAGGGATGGTCTGAGTCTGTGATGGAGAATGTAGATGACTATGATACCGTTTTTGAGGAACTCTACGTAAAGTATAGATCAAAGGTAAATGTTGCACCAGAGGTTAAGCTGATAATGATGTTGGGTGGTTCCGCGATGATGTTCCATCTAACAAATAGTATGTTCAAGTCGGTGATGCCCAACATGAATGATGTAATCAAACAAAATCCGGATCTCGTTAAGAATATGATGAGTGCGGTTCAGAATACCACCCGGTCTCCTGGTGAAACTGGTGTGGATGCCCCTGTTGGTGGGACGGGTCAATATGAAATGAAGGGTCCTGGACTTGATATTTCCAGTTTGATGGGTGGTGTTATGATGCCACCAACCCCCCCGATGAACACAACGCCCCAGGTTGCTCAGGATGCACGCGACTTTGACGTCGCGGACGACATTTCAGATATTATTTCTATTTCAGGGGACTCTACGGGTGGTGAAGTCAAGGAAGTGAATGTGGATTCTTCTAAACCCAAGCGGGTTCGAAGAAAAAAGAAAACTGAAATTAATCTCTAGATATATATAAATGATAGCGTATTGTCCGCTAGAGGATTTAGAGCCTCCGGTCCGACAAAAAAAAATTGTCGAAGAACCCGAACCTCAGATAGACTCGAAGGTTGGACGTGAAGAAACTGAAATGAATTACGTCATCATGGCTTTCATTATCGGCGTAGTTATGCTAGCCGTTTCTGATTCCATCAGGGCATAAATGTAATGAATCTACTAAGGGGTTTTCCCCCAAAGTAAATTTAGTAAGTAAAGGATTTCAAATCTGTCCCACCGGATTTGATCTTGATAAGTTTTCCACCCAACGAGGAATGAACTTTTGAAAAAATGTCGTATGAATATCCGATTCCTGTCGTATTTGCTGGGGTGATAGTCACAGTGTTTGACGTTGTCGTGACGATGGGACTCCATGGATTTGCGTTCACGCCACCAAACATTTTTTTGATACCCACGGCTATAGGAACAGATGATTCTGTGCCATCACTCGTTCCTCCCTGAAATTCAAGAATCATTGTGCTTATGTTTGACACATTCGTGGTTTCTCTCAATTGAGTAATTACCCGTCCATAAAATGCCGCGTCTGAATATACAAGTTGTATCTCTTTATTTGATACACTAGGTGCGATTGTTACTACATTTGAGTAACGTTTACACGCCATCTCACCCTCACCGTCATTCGTCACTACACCACCTTTGAATTCCGAATGACCATCTGAATTAATTTTTACTCGTTCCGTTCCCTGTGTTTTCAACGTAATGTTTTGGTTTTCTATATTAGAGGTGGAACCACCCATAGAAATTTCACTTACATTCGAAGTAGATGGGTTTGTAGTTTGCCCAGCCTGTATAACGAGGCGTTGTATTTCGGGTTCACCCACAACTGTTTCGGTTGTATCCGCGTGAATAACAGCTGAATTGTCTGCCGACACTTCTTCTGTTTTAATTTTTCCCATATCAATACCACCCGCGGGTGGTGGGGCACCTTCCGTAACCTTTTTAGGTGGGATGTCGAGTTTACTGGTGAAAATCTGATCAGTGAGAATAAGAACACGGGGCATCTCTATATTAGTTACCGAATAAAATACCCGCCATACCATTTTGTATTCTGAGAATATTGTGATTTAATGCGTATACAAATATATGTGTATCTGTCCTATTCGACCCCCTTTCAGCATTTCTTATAATCATCTTAGCGTTATCCAATCTACTGAAATTACATGTCCCAGTGGGACTGTATTCAGATGAATTTACACAAAAATGAAACGGGAAATATCTTGAGTACAACATCGTTTTACTTTCGGCTCTGTAATCTATGTGTGCAAACTTAGATTTCAAATAGCTTTCAACCGTGTGGAAATACA